TAGCTCCTATAACAGCACTCGGAGGGGCGGCTATAGGAACAGGAGCTGGAGCTGTGGTAGGTACAGCAGAATCCATATACAATCTATTGAATAAGGAGAATCAATAATGGCCGAAGAGTACAAGTACGACTCCCCACTAGCCAAGTATGCCCTTCACGCAACTGCTGGTGCGGATGCTATGGGAGTGCTAGACACCTTAGGGCATGGAACCGTGGCTACTGTGGTAGACGCAGGTACAACCCTATGGAACTCCCTTACTCCTCAGCGCCTCGAGGCCTCTACAGAGGATCTCCTATCTCGTATAGACTCTAATGCCCTGCAGGTATATAATGAGCACCCAGACGCAGTAAGACTGGCAAGCTTTGTAGCTGGTAGTGCAGGGCCAGTAGGCCTCGCTCTTAAGGGAATGAATGGGCTACGAGCAGGTTCCAAGACTGTCAGTTGGTTTTCTAAGGCAGGTACAGAGTCTCGCTTAGCTGAGGTAAAAGCTGCTTTCGCTGGGGGTGTAGGGAACACAGAGAGAGTAGCAGCTGCTCAACGTATGGTCTATAAGGCTAAGGGATTGAATGTCCTTGCAGATAACGTAGCTGCTGAGGCTGCTATTATGGGGGCTATGTCCTCGCACCCCTACATGGAGGATTACTACAAAGATCTAGGGACTAACTTTGCTATTAACATGGCTATTGGCAGTATAGTAGGCGGCATAGGTGGTATTGCCATTGCTAGGTCTGAGATTACTGGGGTTAAGAAAGAGATTGAGCAGGAGTTTACTTCCACTGCTAATGCCCTAGCCAAAGCAGCAGACCCCTCTACGCACGTAGGTGTACAACTGCAACAACACATGCAGAATGTATCGCAGATAGAAGGAGCCTTAGGTGCAGCAGAATCTGCGGACTCCAAGTTTGTGCTTACCCAGTTTACTAAAGACCACCTAGCCAATCTGAAGATTGTAGAAGAAGCTAATGCGGTGCGGGTACTGGAGGAGGTTGCTTCTGAGGATCTTCTAGCCCTAGATGCAGCTACTCAAGGCTCTATTAGGAAACTGCTGAGCGATCCTAAGTTCTCTGGCTTCGATAAGCTCTCCTTCCTTCCTATCAAAGATACTGCTAATACCGCTGTTAAGGAACCTGGCACTATTCAGAAGCTCTTTGACTTTACTAAGAAGGTTGTCAGTAAGAAGGGAGTTGAGAGAACCGTAGCCAATGATGGAGTATATTCCCCTGTATGGAATGGCTTCATTGGGAAGGAAGAAGCCTATAAGTATTCTACACTAGCTGACCTAGGAACTTCCGTTGCGTCCCTCGCAACCTCTGTTGATAAGCTTGTGGGTTTCCTAGCACGAGTAGATGCTGGGATGGAACATTCCGTAGGACACACAGCTGTAGTAGAAAAGGATTTCGCGCAGGCCTATTTGCGGATGAGCCAATTAGATATTCAGGATGTAGTAGGTAAAATCTTAGCAGCATCTCCTGATGACCTAGCCTCTATGAAGGCTATATACCTACGCGTGTCTGAATTCGCTAGAGAGGGTAATAGTATAGATGCAGTGAAGACTGTACTCACTAAAGAAACTCCTAGTTACGAAGCTATCCAGCGTACCATCGCTCAAAGAGCTGGCTTCCCTAGAACCTACTTGGATGACATAGCTAAAATTAACGAGACTAGGCTCCAGTATCAGGTATATGATGGCCATGGCAGGGGCAAGGTACTTGCAGAAGGGCTATCCAAGAATGCTCAATCTCATATAGATAGCTGGATAAGTGGGGACACAGCCCCCCTCCGTAAGGCAGGCATACAACTAGCCAATCCTAGTGTAAAGGTAGGAGCCAAAATAGAGGCTGTAGAGGCTCTACGGGAATTCCAGCACCACCCTCGCTCTAAGGCTCTTAGAAAGACTCTTTCTGGGATAGCAGATTCTGACGGCTTCCTGCTTATGTATAGAGGATTAGGGAATGACCCTAAAGGTCACTTTGGGATGGAGAGTTATACACTAGACCCTGGCAAAGCTGGAGCCTTCTCCCGAGGTAATCCTACAGGGCTGCGCATGTATAAAGTGCATGTGGACGAGGTCATTGGTATGGTAGAGGATATAGGGCCTAAAACTATGTCCAATATGGAGATTCTAGTAATGCGCTCCGCAACTAGGGAGAACGCAGTTATTCCTACACATGACCTATCCCATGCCCCATCTAAGTTCTTCTCTGATGTAGGGGAACTTATTGACACTGTAACCCACAGTGCTCCGAGTACTAGGACAGTATCCTTATCCGAGCTGGCAGATGCTATTTCGGAAACAACCCTAGCTAAGGTCAAGGAGTATCAACTTCTGGGAATGGGCGTCGAGGAGATTTCCCTACGTACTGGCACTCCAGTAGATACAATCATGGATATTATCACCTCAGGTAAGACCCATGTGGATGTCTCAGAGCTTATTAAGTTCGGCTCCCAGCAGAGCATAATAGATGCAGCAGCAGTTACTAATCGTGCTCTGTTAGTAGGAACCAATATGAACAAGGTTCCTACGGCTGAACTCCAGGCTGCCTTGAATGCTTCTAGTTTCAAGAATCTAGGGCAGCAAATGGTAGAGCGTGACATCCTTACCTCCTCTTCTAAATTTATGCGAGGAATAGGTGAGCAGCTCCTGAATACAGAAGCAAAGACTCAGCTTACGTGGATAGAGAAAGGAGTGGATGATTTACTAGGAACTGCTGTTGGTAGTACGCTATTCCGCAGTGCTAACTCTGCTCTTGAGAAACTCGGCCCTGTAGGAGAGCTAATTACTGGCGTTGGTAAGCGTCTAGTAACAATTAAGAACCTGGCTAAGGAGCGGCTTACTACGCCCCTATCTCAGGCTATGTCCACGCTAACAAAGAATGATGCTTATATAATTGAATTCAACAATGCTATCAACATACAAGCTAAGGTTGTTGGAGCTAAAATCTATAAGGCTGGGCAATTCTGGGAATTCAATGCAGGTAAGGCATCTATTGATAGTCTGGTTAGGGCTACGGATGAGGAATTCCTAGCCTATGCTCACTCTGTTGATAAGAGTGGTACGGAGATGTTGAGGGTACTTACAGGAGCTGGAGGTTCTGAGTTTAAGGTAGTAGTTCCTGAAGTGGACGCAGCTCTACGTCAAGTACAGAGTGCTGGGAGAGAGTTATATGCTATGAAGAATGTCTCTCATAAGGCATTAGGGAAAGGCAACCTAAGTGATATTGGCTTCTGGGTTCCGGCTAATAATCCTCGCGGTAAGCAGATTGCCTACGCTTTTAATAGAAGGACAGGCGAGACTACCATGCTTATGGCAAGGACTCCTACTGAGCTGAACTCTTTCATTGAGAGATTCAAAGGCTCCTTAGGAGAAGAAGGCAAGTATACTGATATTGTAACAAAGGCGCAGCAAGCTGACTTCAATAAGATTGCCGGCCGTCATGATCCTATGTACATGGCAGTTGCAGACGCCGGCAAGCAGCACGGAGGCTCTTCTGCTCTAGCAGAGATTTCCACGACAGCAGATTCTTTAGCTGATATTATACAAGGATACGACCACTATATCAACAGAGGCATAGATGATATAGCTAGAATCCAGTTGAATCCTATCATGAGTAAGCTGGATAATATGTCCTTAGTCGCTAATGTTGGTTACTCAAAAGCTGCGCTAGGTGCTGTAGAGAAGGGAGCTACAAGGAAACAAGACCCAGGTAATGTCATTAAGAACATCCTAATGGGGCGCTCTAACCTAGAAGAGCATGAAGGGTGGAGTGCTATACAGTCTGGGGTGCAGATGATAATGGATAGAAGCTTAAAGGCTGTAGCTGAGGTGATGGCTCCTGTTATTGGGAAGGGAGCTAGGACTGAGGCTGATTGGCTCAAGGTTCAAGCTGAGCTAGAAGCTAGGGGAATAGTGCATCCTTTCCAAGTGTTCCTAAAAGGCGAGGAGCAGGCAGTCCCCGATGTAGCAAGACTGGAACAAGCTTACCTAGCTCAATCTCCACAGACTAAGACTTCCCTATCCCCTCGCGCCGTTGCTCTGTCTAATAGTTTGGCAGCAACAGTAGTTCTGCGCTTTGGAGAACTGGCTCAGCCTCTAGTGAACATGCTATCACTACCTATCCTTACTAGTGGGGCTATCAATAAGAAACTGGCTGCCTCTTATGCAGGGGCTACTCTGGATTCCTCAGCTAAGTTCTCTACAGCTGAGGCTATGATGGATGGTGTAGCTCTTATGCACTCACAGCATGGAAAGAAATGGGCTGCTCTTGCTGAGAAGGCTGCCCTATTCAAGGATGATTGGAGGACTGTTAATGGTATCTTCAAGGATATTCGTAACCTAGAACCTGGGATGATGTCTAAGGTTGAGGATGCCCTAGACTCTAAGCTTGTTAATATGATGTCCAAGCCAGCAGACTGGTCAGAGCAAGTGGTACGTAGGACGGCCTTTTTTACCGCAGTAGGTATTGCAAAGAAAGCTTATCCCACCTTAGGGGAGGGCGGTGTTATGACCTTTGCTAGGAACTTCATGGATGAGGCTATTGGTAACTATGCAGCAGCTCAACGTCCAGCTATGTTCCAAGGTACTGTAGGTATGGCTATGGGCTTGTTCCAGACCTATATGCTTACTATGGCACAGCAGATATATAGGCAAGTAGAGACGAGGAACTGGCAGGCTTTAGCAAAGATGATGCTTACACAGCAGACTATCTTCGGAACAGCCTCTCTCCCCGGCTTCCATCCTATATCCGAGCTGATAGGCAGCCATTACTCTGATGATAACTATGACATCACATCCTCTACCTTCAGAGCCTTCGATGATAAGACCTCAGAGATGATACTATATGGGTTACCTTCGCAGCTTGTGGGTATTACTACTAGGGGAGATATTCAACCGCGCGTTCCTCTAGCAGAAGGTGTATCTAGCCTGCTTCCCTCTATCAATATCCTTACGCAGAGCTTCGCTGCTATGGATAGAGTAGCCTCTGCTGCTTTCACTGTTAATGAGAATGCAGGGGTTGCTATGCTGGAAGCCCTATCGCTTCAGTCTATCAGTCGACCTATTGCTAGGCTGAGTGAGCTGGGCAGTGGCCATGCTATTACATCTACAGGGAAGCTCATATCTACGGCAGAAGATATCTATACGCCAGCTGGGGTAATCTCTAGGGTCTTTGCCGCACGACCAATAGAGGAGATAAAAAATCGCGAGGCCTTGCACCTAGATTCCTTATATGGCTCCATTGATAAGAAGAAAAGGTCTAAGTTAACAGCTCGCTTGAAGAGCCATCTGGCTAATGGTACTCTAGATCAGGAGGTGATAGAGAATCTAGCCTATGAGTATATGAGAACAGGGAGTCCTACTGGCTGGAGGAGTGCTGTGAATGAGGCTATAGGGCAGACTTCTAGGACTGGCTCTGCGAATGTACGGGAGCATCTCTCCAAGAACTCCGCTCTTATGAGCATGATGGATGACCTAGACTAAGGTAGTTAAGTAGAAAGCAAGACAAAAGAATGCCCCACCTTGTGAAAGAGTGGGGCTTTTCTTTAGTCGCTTACTAGGAACCAATCGTTCTCCAGTAAGTCAGCCTGCGAGGCTACCCAAGGAACTATCTGGCCACCTGATGTTCTAATATCAATGTGCGACATGTAGTTGATAGTAGTACCTTCGGGATAGATGCCTAGAAGTGGAGGCCTGCTGACTTGGAATCGGCTACCCTTGACTAGGAGTAGGAACATCCCTGCTCCATTCCACCCTACCCTAGCAACCTTATGTCCTACCTTCAGGGCCTCCAGAGCGAAGCCGAAGGTCAGGTTGCTGACTGGGTAATAGGATTGCTCGAAGACATCCGCAGGACTCCAGCTTACATAGCCCTCGTACTCTGGGGTATTCGGCTTATTGCTACTTTCTGTATATTCTACCAAGTATCCTGTATCCTCCCCGCTCTCATTCTCTGGTAGTTGCCAGCCTCGGAACTCATTATACGCCGCACGAGTCATCGGGATTGCATTCACTACCTTAGTTCCTATGTATTGGTTCATTTCACTTCTCCTTATATTATACTGCAATTAGTAACCACCTACGAACATATCCTTTTGTTTCGGTTCTCGTAGAATCTTCAGCATGTGGTGAGCCTGATGAAGCGCATCGGATAGTGCGGTATGCTTAATCCCTACGAATTCATCAGGTTTGATTCCTTTGTTCTGTGGTAGGTTCTTCAATGTCCTGTAGCATCTGCCATTAAAGGGTTTCCACGGCTGTACCATTCCTACCTGTTCATATACTGCTTGTAGGATAGGAATGTCGAAGTCTGCTCCATTGCCCCATACATAAGCCTCCCCAAGTTTTAGCTCCACCTTCCGCAGCCAGTCACTGAATGCACCTAGTGCTTCTATTACTGAGGTATGCCCTGAGAAAGCTTCCTCTCTCGCTGCTTGGGATTGCCTACCCCACCAAGACATAGTACCAGGAGAATCGACGAGGCCTATCCTTAGAGCATCTTGATGCGAGATAGTCTGGTAGAACTGCTCCTGCCCATCTAGTGTACATGCCCCAATAGCTAGTACACAACATCCGGCCGAGGTTCCTGTTGTCTCTAGATCAATCATTATATCTGTGCTCATAATCTTTATTCTCCTTCCCTTAAGTTAGTCTATCTACTCACTGATGTAACATGGCTCAGCCCGAATACATCTCTGTACAGGGCCTCCCATTTCTCTGGCGATATAGCAACTTCACTCATAGCCATAGAACCTGCAAGGGTTCCCAGTACCCATATCTCCTGCATATCTGATATAGAGTTATAACGAACACCTGAGAACTCACCCTTCTTTAGTTCCGAGGAAGTCTGGAAGTCTGTATGGTTAGGCCTCTTAAACTCCTCGCTCTTACTTATACTTGATATAATATTTGCCATGTTAGAATGTCCTTTCTTCTGGGGTTAGATATTCAGGAAGAAGCAAAGCCTCGTCCCACTTCTTCTGCTCTCTGTGCAATGGCATATAGCCTTGCTTATTCTTTACAGTTATTACCTGCACCTTATCTGAGGTCATCAAGTTCTTCATAATGATACCTAGCTCTTTGACATCAGATAAGTCTTTAGCTACTATCTTCCACAGGTCTGAATGACTCATAGGACTATGCGCCTTTGTAAGCACGTCGATGATAGAGTTAGCTACATCACTGTATTTGCTCTTGCCAAATTCTCCTAAAGCTTTCGGCATTCCAAGCTCTGCTGCATGTAAGACTGTGTTGGCCTTCAATGCGTCCTCTGCTGTGAGTGAGGTTCTGTGTTCAGATAGGGCTGTGAGTATTGTCAGTTTTAGTAGGTGGATAAATCGACGAGCGGAGTAGTCTGAGAATCTATTGTCCTCTACCCCAGGGTCTGTCTTGTACATTCTATCCAGCATTGCGTCAGCTCCCGCTGTGCGTGTGATTGCTCCTTTGAGGTCAGTTCTTATTTTCTGTAGGGTATCTACTATTTGATCGGCGGCGTCTTCTTTTACAGGGGCTGGAAAGGTTATCCTGTGTTCTGTCATATCTGCGTGAATCATCAAGAGCCTAGAAAGAATGCCTGTGCCTAAGGCCTCTGGGGGAATGGCCATGCCTAAGCCTTTAACTGTTGCACCTCCTAGTATGTTAATTGTAGGCTTATCAATTACTACACTCTTTCCATGAAGTTTAGGGTGCTCGTACTTATCGAGGTTATCCCATAGGTTTGTAAGGGCTGTGAGAAAATCCATATTCCCTTGCCCTATAAAGTCTAGGAACTCTCCATTAGCTACCAATACTTCGGAGGGAGCATCAAGGACTAAGGCTTCTAAATCCATTAAATCCATTCCGTCGAAGTCTGCCCTTCTAGCCATGTCCATGAAAAATCTCTCTTTAGATGTCCTATCCTTTGCAAAGGTTTTATACCCAGCTTTCTCTAATACAGTCCTAGCTATGCCAATAGCACTGGACTTCCTAGTACCAGGCGCTCCTAGCAATAACGTGTACTGATTAGGGAAGATAGGCTTATGCCCAAAGGGTAGGAACACCTCCCTACCTATCATGGATGAGATTGTAGATAAGGCACACCATCTGTGGAATATCATGGGAGCTTCAGAGTCCCCTACGTATTTGAAGTACTCGGAGAAATAGTCCATGCCCTATTCTCCTACTTCTATATCCTCCACCAACTGAGCTACCTCTACCAAAAGGGCTTGTATTCTAACCCTGTTCTCGAGGAGGAAGCTATCAGAGGTTTTGGCGTATTCTAGGAGTAGGTCTGCTTTATCTCGTAGCTTCTGGCTAATTATTAGATTCTTATTTGGGTTCGTTGACATCTTACTTCTCCTTTACTATCTTAGACATTGTACCCCACGAGTCTCCTACCTTTATATCTACTGGTATCCGCAGGGTGCGACCATGAATTATAACTGGGTTATCCATTGCCGCAAGAACTTCTGCTCGAATATCCGTTCGTCCTGTCCGGTACTGTCCTAGCACTGAATCGTGAACTTGGGCTTTTATTCGGAGGTTTCCCTTATGCTTTTTAACAAGCCCCCAAACCTTCCATAGGCCGATATTAAGGATAGATACTGATAAGTTCTGGGGTGCGTGTGCAACGGCAGAATTGAACGCTTGGTGGCTCTTTTCTACGTTACCAAAGAAGTGCCGCACGTGCCCCAATGGACTCCGTAATTTGTGCGTGGAGATAATTTCATTTCTTACTTCCTGATACCATAGCCTCACTCGATAGAATGGAACATGGTAGGAGTCCAGCAAGGTCTGCGCGAATTGCTTCAAGGTAAGATAGCCATGCTTAGGCTTTGCCTCCAGTGAGATATTAGCTGATAGGTGCGCGGAGGCATCTATAAGATTCTGCGCTCCAGCATTCTCTACGAAGGTAGCTGCTCCCATCATGTAGTTTGTACCATGCACAATCTTCTTTAGAATCTTGTTACGGAATTCCTTACTCACCATGTTATATGGTATGCCAAAGAAGAGAGTCCCTAGAGAAGTGTAGAAGTCTTTATCAGGGTCTTCCAGAGCGGCTATAAGTTTTAGGTCTTGAGCTAGATAGGCGGTGCATCGAGCCTCACTCTGCGAGTTATCTATCTCGAAGCCCTCGAAGCCCTCTTCCATTATCAGCATACTCTTGGCATAAGATGGGATATTCTGCACCTGTGTGCCACACCAGAAGGAAGAGGAGGAACAGGCCATTCTTCCAGTCTCTGTGCCAAAAGGATTAAGACTCCATAGGAGCCTACCGCCTTTCCTCAGGAAGTCCATGTAAGTGGAGATAGCTTTCCTAGCTTCCCTATACTCTGTGATTGAATCAGTTACTCTCAAGAGGATAGGATGCTGGGAGCCTACGGCGGCGAGGTTCTTAGCATCCGTACCCCGTGCCTTCCGTACCTTACCTCCTGCTGCTGTTCTCTTCATTCCTACATGGGGGTCTGCTGCTCCTAGTACATCATAGACATATGTTTGCACTTGCTTAGGGGAAGAGGGATTGAAGTTAGGGTCTGCAAGGATTACTCGCAACTTTCCTAGGTTACTCTCCAATCTAGCTTCCTCCTCTCCTCGCAAGACTAGGCGCTTCTCCTCGGAGATAGCGAAGCCCTCAAAGTTACAATAGAGGGCTGGATACACTAGCTTGAACTGGCTCTGGTAATTCTTCTTTGCATAGGCAGGTAGATTCCATAGGTAATGGATTGCTAGGAGTGCAGTGGTGAATGTATCCTTTGCATTATAAGCCCAGTACCTGTTGATATCCTGTGCTTTAGATGCTAGGTTGGCTTCTGATTTCCACTGGCAATAGTCATAGAGGTGGATGGATGCTACATAGTCAAGGGTCTTGGGAAGCTCGGAGAACTCAGCGTGCATCAAAGCCATAGTATCCAAGACCCAATTATGAGGTTCTGCATTGTACACAATAGAGTGCGTGGCATCATACATACCATTGTGCATGGCCTTAGCCATAGGTAGCTTATTCACCGCTTGCAGGAATTGGAGCGCCCTCTTATAGTCTGCATCCGTTTTCCAATGCTCTTCCATAAAGCTGATAAGAGGGAGTACATAAGTATGCAGGGTAAGATCAGCATATACAGCAGTCCAAGAGCAACAAGTGATGACAGTCTCACCAGCTTCGAGCGTCTCATTATCCTCAGGTAGTGTCTTGGTTTCGATGTCATAGGCTAGGAACTCTGCTTTCTTTAATTGCTCAAAGGCGTCGAAGAACATGCTTACTTCAGTAAGTACCTCAAAGGAGAACTCTCTTATAGGCCTATCTACTGAATGGAATTTGGCGAGGTCTTTCTCTAGTACCCATGTACCATAAGGAACTGTCTGCGTCTGGGCAAGGGAGTTACCTACTATACAAGGGACGGAGAAGTTCAACCTAGACCCCCTCCAATCATTTAGTGAAGGCTTAGAGCCTGGCACACAATTAGCTAGGGTATCTGGGTTGATAAGGAAGATAGCATCGCACCCAGCAGTTTGTGCCTTAGCTACCAACTCTCCCAATGATAGGGTGGAGCTAGTAGCTATAGCCTGAAGTCCAGCTTTCTTTAAAAAGTACTGAAGAACTGGTAAGTAGTTCTGCTCTGTTTTATTGTAATTCACTAGGACTCTCATACTTCTTACCTCTCTTCTTTCTTAGGATAGGATGGTGTCTAGGGTTAGCTTCTTCACAGGCTTAAGGCATTTGTGAACCTCGCCTGTTTTGATAGAGTTTAGATTATCTTTACCACAGAACTTGCAGGTAGTCTCCGAGGGTTCGTCGAAGTCATCTATATCTTGGTAGCAATTGTCGTAGTATGGCATTGTTTTTCCTCCTCTTGGTGTTCAGGGCAGACTGCGTGGTCTGATGCAGAGACTCTTATCCTTCCGCATATAGGGCACTTGGTTAGTATATCCTCCTGATAGTACGGGGACTTGTGCCTGCACTGGGAGTATAGGGGGTCATCTAGGAAAGACATAGGGCACTCCCTATTAAGGAAGCCACTGCGATTGCTAGGGCTGCGCTCATTGCTAGAATAGCCAAGTAAAACCCATACTCTCTCCATAGCTGTCTCAAGGCTCTCTTAATTCTATAGATGTTCATTCTGTTTCTCTCTCTTTCTTTCGTGGTTGATAAGTATCTATTACACAACCCCCTACGTGCTAACCTAAAATGTAAGGGGTTGGTTACTAGGTACTTCTGTTGGGTACTTCTGTTGGGTTAGGCCTTCTGCTGAACGACGCGAATTTGCACGTTCTCGTATTCGCCACCAGCCGGATTAGGAGACTTCTTGATAGTAAGGCGCGCATCAAAGGTAGCACCCTTGACACTGCCCATCATATCTCCAAGTGATACACCAATCAGGTCAGAAGCTGCCATGATACCTTTAATACGGGCTTTGAAGTAGCCAAGACCTTGCTCCGTAGCCATGAAGGTTTCCGTAAACATCGTCCCATTAGGGACAGGAGAGCCACCATCTGCCACGCTCTTGGTTTCTTCTACCGTATAGGTAATCTTCAGACGCTGAGCTTCGCCACCAGCCTTAGGCTTGTAAGTCTCAATCTTGCAGTCCTTTACGCCTAGAGTGTATTCACCAGCCGGAGGATTGCTGTAGTCAGGAGCATCTGGCACGTTATCCAGTGTATCTTCCACCATTGCGTTGAGGTCTAGGAGAGTGCGTTCTTGTGTAGTCATGATATTTCCCTTGGTTAAGTTAAGTTACTATTGATACTACTTACTAGGGGCTAGGATGCCCCCTTCTACAAGGATAGACCGCATTGATAGTTCTTTGGAAGCCTCTATCTTTGCGTTTACCCGTGAGCCTGTTGTTACTTCTGCCTTGTACGTAGAAGATGAGCCAGCGGCGTGCTTGCCCATCTTAATCTCTGTGTATATAACAGTACCAAAGTACTTAGCTACCTTCTGGCAGAAAGCTCTAGTGCCTATCAAGGGGTAGAACTTATCTCTCTTTACCCCATTATACTCTTCTTCGATAGGGATTACATGGGTGATAACTACGAAGTTAGTATTGTGAGCTGCTTGAATGACAGAGCAGATGTCTCCTAGCCACTTCACTTGTAGCCCATACTCATCCCAGCCTGGCTTAGCTTCCACTGACTTACCTGCCATTGCCATTGCTAGTGCTGAATCCCCTAGCTGTGAGCCAGAGTCAATGACAATCAAGTCCTCATGTGTAAGAGAGGATAAGAGGAAGTCTACGAAGGTAGCTTCTGGGCTTTTAGCACACTCAGCGCAGGCAATCTTACCATGAATATCACAGATTCTAATAGGAGCTTTAGAAGAGAATGCCTTGAGGATAGTCTCGCATCCCCGAGGCAGCGCCCTTGTATCTGGGATACTGATTAAGGTAATCTTTCGTAGCTCTTCTTGAGTAAGCCCCATGTGTAGGAGTGTCTCTGCTCCATTCTCTAAGTCGAACCAGACTATCTTCTTTAGTTCGGGGATACGAGCAGCAGTAGCTACAAGAAGTGTCTTACCTGTCTTGGGCTGCCCGTATAGAAGGATGGAATGATTAGGTCTTTTGGCTGATACTCTATTTGCAAGGTCGGCGAGGTTCATGCTTTTCCTTAGAGTGTTTGTTCTACAAGCTGTGCGTAACCTGCGATATCATGCCAGTTGTCAGCATAGAAGGGATCTCCATTCAGAATTCTACCTATCTTATTAGCTTGGGCTTCCAGACTTTCTTTCATAGCAGGGGTAAGGGAGTCCCAGTTTGGGGAGTCCTTCATAGCATCCTTGAGATTCTGTGCAATACGTGCCACTTCCGCAAAGTCCCCGTATCTTTTCCCCCGCTCCTTAAGTGTAGCGGATACTTGATTCCTACTGCGTCTAGCTTGTGTCATTATATTACTCCTCTTCTTCTGTGGTTGTGGTATGCTGGAACCTCGGCAGTCCTGATGGTAGCAATGCTACAAACCATAGCCTATGGGCTACCCGTAGCTGAGTTGAGGCTGCATATCTGTATAGTACAAGTCCATTCCTAGGTGTTCCATTCTCTAGTGCCATTCGCACGTCAAGGTCTAGGATTTCTATTGTCTTGCCGGTAGTAGAAGAGCGATACTTCCCTTTTGTCAGCAAGGAAGTGGAGTGTATCCTACCCTGTAATGCATCTCTTGCTGATGAGAGGCCTCTTTTAGCTACTGCGTTTGTGCGAGTCATAATCCTAGCTCCTATGAATGTGAGATTCAATCAACTGTGGAAGAGAGTACCTAAACTGGTATTCTAT